TGAAGTTACATTTTTGAAGAAAAAGACGTTATAAGAAGAAAAATCTTATAGCCAATCTCTGGCGTTTTGAGGAGAAAAACCTCATTGCTAACCAGCTTTGGATTTGTAGCCATCCAAGTGTGGTCCAATTATATGTTTTATTTTACAATTTCTTAACAATACTTTATGACAGTGTTTATGCTGTCTTTTAAAAATAAAATTAGTCACGGATAGTTATTACCGTGCAAAAAAAAGAGTGTTGATTTATTATAATCAACCCGAATAAAAATAAAATTTATATGAAACTTTTTACAAAGTTTAAAGATAACGATTATTGGCTTTAATTAGGAATAAAAGTTATTCATGTTGTTTCGATTTTCGACTACGATGCAGTACCTCAGGTTTTACAATGAGATATTTTGAATTATAGTATTTTGTTTACTATTGGATCCAATTCGAAGAAGTAACCGAACGTTTTTCTTTCACACTCCTTGAGTGAGTCCTTTCTGATGGGACGGGAAAGCATCCCTACGGGGTTAGTACAAATAGGGCTCTCTTAGATCATGATTACGTTTACGAAACATTAGAAGTTTGATTTTGATCAGAATTTAATTTAGTTGAATAATACTAGCTAGTGTGTTGAATTGAGTGCGAGCCAGTAAATGTCCCTCTGGCCCAAGTAGGGAAATCAGAAACGAAAGCATACATACGATACAATGAATCAAATTAACGTTATCGCTCTTGCTTTTGTGAGACAAGTTGTCTCCCACGTTTCTTATGTGTCATCTTTGAATGACACAAATTCTGCGACCTTGTATGGTCGCAAAGCTGTTGGCGTTGAAATTACGCCCTCAGAACCCATCTATCATCAACCGGTGCTCGCTGAAGCATCACCGGTTTCATCCGAAGAATTTATGCGTTTGTATTTTACATACATTTCGCTTATGTTTCCGTGGTTCCTTTGTCTCGGATATACCTGGTTCTATCATAGAGCCAGGAGTACGTGGTGGAAGATTGATTTAGCTTTCTACACCACAGGATTTTTCTTCTTTTATAAAGATACAAATTTTGCCCTTTGTTGGCTTATTATAACTATCTTTAGACCAGATTATCCATACATGTTTCATGTGAGGGCTTTTGCTCTTGCTACAACCATGTTTGTTTTAGCTAGAAATTCCTCACAGGCAGATATAGAACTTAACCCAGGCCCATTTGAAGCGGGTGAAGTTCTACAAGAGTTTATCAATAATGATATGTATAAGGAGTTTGAACGTACTATAATGCTTATACCATTTTTGAAGTCCGGGTTTAAAACCGACTCTAAGGTGACCGAAGAACGTCATTTACTTGAAAGAATTAATAATGACAGTTTTTATTTTACTACCGAACTTTTGTTCGATGTACATAAGAAAACTCAAGTTACTCTTTCTGGTGGTGCGTTTACAGAACGTGTAGATATATCTAGAAATAGATTTTTTGAAGATTTTCAACTTACAACTTTGATTGTTTCCCTCATCGCAATACATAATGGAGGGTACAAAATGAGTATTAAGAGGAAAATTGCTGGAGATTTAAGTCAAAATGGTCATTCTAATATGCCTTATGACTTTTCTCTTCCGTTTACTTCTAAAAAATCTGTTAATTTTACTTATGTTCCATTACATAGACTTGAAGATATGTCCGATTTGGTAAATTTCCAGATGGGACAAGCTGTTTCATCTATGAAAAGTGTTGGAAAATGCTCTGATAAGATAAGTGGCTTTGTGGATCAAGTGTCTGACATGACTAAACCAGAAGTTTTTACCAAGATTTTTGACGGTTGGAGTGAGACATTTAAGTCTGGCATTAGAGCCGCTTTGATTTCTGTTGCCATAGGAGGAACAGTAGACTTTGTCCTGACAAAGAAGCGAAGCAGTTTTAAGATAGCTTTATTCTGTTCCACAATTCTTATAGTTTTGGAAGGACCAGACATGTTTAACAAGATAGTTGAATATTGTACCATTGATTTTGATTCTAATATTGATGGACCACAGTTTCAATCTTTTTCTAGTTATGAAGGTATTTATAGTATAATAGGTAGTTATTTCGATATTAAGAAACCTGATTTCTATCGCGTTTTTAATATTGTAAGCAATATCGACCGTTTTACTTCTGGTTTTGGAACTATTGTGACTTTTGTCTTCGACCTTATTAATAGGGTATGTGAATACGTTATTAATAAGAGGCCCATAGGAGACAAATGGCTTGTTGGTATAACTGCCAAACGAGATATTTTGGAGTTTGCCGATGAAATGGACGCTTTCGTCCATGGTTTAAATACTGAAGGTTGTGCAGTGAATAACAGTACTTTTGTTACCACTATTAATTTTAAGCGAAGAGCAGAAGCAATGATGATTGACAAACCGTCAGCCGGTGTTGCCAATTTGCTTTCTAGACGTTTGAAATTGTTAGAAGATTTAGAACGTAGTCTCTTAACTACACAACCAGGGGTTGGTGAACTGAGAGCTGAACCAGGTTCTTGCTTATTAGTAGGAGCTCCTGGCACGTGTAAATCGACGTGGTCTCAAACTTTAGCTTATGCCCTTATAGATAGAACAGACAAAGAAAATAATCTGTTTTATAGAAATTTTGGAGCAGGTTATTGGGACGGTTACAAAAATCAACAAGTTTGTATGTATGACGATTTAGGTAAACATAAAGATGTTGCCGGAGTTAATGAATCTGAATATTCTGAATTAATTGATTTGATCAACACAGGTCCATTTCCTTTGAACATGGCTGATCTTAAAGATAAAGGTTGTACCTTTTTCAACTCAGATTATGTCATAGCTACTTCCAATAGTAGAAAGTTCATGTTGGAATCTCTGACCGATCCCGAAGCTGTTGGCAGACGTTTTGCTGGTTACACATTTAAAGTTGTTCCTCGAGCGGATTTAGCAATAGATCCAACTTTAGACACGTTTAATCAGAAACCAGATTTCTCAAAATTTGCCAATAACAAAGACGGAGTTGCTCAATTGTCAATTCATGATTTTGTTTTCGTTCCTTATGATATGGCTGAACAGAAAGATGGACCAGAAAGATTGGACATTATGGATTTGATAGCGTTAATTCGCGAACAAAGACGTAGAAATGTCAAGATTCATGAAGCTAATTTGGCTAATATTAAAAATATTTTGGAAGAAATAGAATTAACCAAAGCAGACGAAGATTTTGACAGTGATCTTAAGTTTTTCCAAGCCGGAGAAATTTCTGAGATGTCCATAGTTCCAGATGAGTTTGAAACGCAGACTAGAGAACTTAGAAATATGGAAAATGTTGATAAGTTTACTAGTATTCTTGAAGTTAATGGTATAGTTAAATTCAAAGAATCAGAAAGAAAGAATTTTGTACATAAGTATATTTCACAATTTGGAATGCCAAGTTTCAAGAACATTTATTTGGGTAGATTTGGCTTTCAAGAATTTGCTAATGCCCGATTTTTGTCTTTTAAGCGTGTCAAATTGATGACCGAAAATAAACTTGGTAGCTTTAAAGAAGCCGTTCTTGAATGGTTTAAGGAAGACAAAGTTTATTCCCGTGCACTAGCGTTTACTGGTGTAGGAGGAACAGTGTTAGCTGCTATAGTGTTCACTTATAACTTCTGGAATTCAAATGCCATGTTTCAAGACTCATACAGCGCACCTGTGAAGAGCAAGAAAGCCTGGGAATCTTTAGGTTCCATGAGGGCTAAGACAGCTCCTATCCAGGGAAGGGATCCTTATGATGTTAATGGTAAAAATCATATTTTATCCATAATAGATAAGAATAGTTATCTTTTGATGATGAATGGAACTACAATGGGAACGGTTACCGCAGTTTGTGGTCAATGGTTCCTCTTCTCCGCTCATTTTCTAGCAACCTTAATGGTAAGGTGTAAAGATGACGTTACTTCTTCTCATGCTGATGACATTTTGTATTTGAGACGTTGTTCTTCTAAACATTCAGATGTCAATTCATGGGCTTTTACAGTTCGTGAGTTGTTGTCCAATTTTGTTGAAAATGAAGATATGGAAGAACGTGATCAAGTACTTGTTCTTATGCCTTCCCGTATTAATGCACACAAAGACATTAGACATATGTTTAAATTTAGTGATAAATTTAAGGAGCGTTACGACGGTGTCAGAAGGTTTTCTGTCACTGTAGATAAGAGAAACGCTGATAATGTAATCACCACGTTGAATGAAAGTCAAGCTGTTTTTGTTAAAAATCAGGTGCTCACGTGGAAAGGGTTTAAGAGTCATTGCGACGTTTACGGTCTTAGGATGGACAATGTCTCAGGAATGTGTGGATCTTTGTATGTCGAGATTAATTCTAGTTTACAAGCTGGTAAAATTCTCGGGATACACAGTGCAGGTTATAATGATTCTTCATTTTGCAACCCAGTGTTCAGAGAAGATTTGGACAGAATAACTAGTTTTGTCAAGGATCCAATTATGGAAGAAGCTGTTTTGTACCAAGGAGAAGATCCTTTCAATGGTAGATTCAATATAGTTGCTGAAGTTGAACCATTAAGAACTTCAGGCAAGAGCACTTTCAAGAAATCTAGGATTTATGGTAAAGTGCAGGCTCCATTAAGAGCTCCAGCTAGATTGATTAGCTTTACTAAAGACGAAGAAGTCATTGACCCTGCTATCAAATCTTTGGCCAGATATAATACAGTACAAAATCAAGTCATCCCGATGGCTGATTATGCTGAGTTAGTTAATTCTGAAAAAGATTTCTACTTAGGTGTAAAACTTAAGCAGTGTGAAAGTAGGGTTTATACTTTTGAGGAAGCCGTTTGTGGTCTTGATGATGATGAATTTAGTTCATTATCTAGAAGTACTTCTTGCGGATATCCTTACATTCTTACTAAAGTTAAGCCAGGAAAGCAAGACTTTTTTGGAGATGGAGCAGAATTTGAATTTACTTCTGAAAAGTGTCATGCCTTGAGGAAAGAAATTGATGAAGATATAGCTCAAATGGCGAATGGTGTTATTCCTAAGATGTATTTTACAGATTGTCTTAAAGATGAACTTTTACCGTTTGTGAAGGTTTCAGAAGGCAGAACGAGAACGTTTTCGGCTGGTAGTATCAAAATGTTAATATTATTTAGAATGTATTTCGGTTCATTTATGAACAATTATGTTAAAAATAGAATTCGTAATGGTAGTGCAGTCGGAGTGAACGTTTACTCTGCTGAGTGGGATGGAATAGCTCTCAATCTGACTTCTATAAGTCAGAATATGAATGCAG